GCCCAAGTCATCAATGGTTGGCTTTTTTGCAGGATCATTATTAAACGCAATTAATAATTTTTTACCTTCTGCGCCAGTAGCTGCGTTCTCTAATCTAGCTACAATCGATGCTTTCTTGCGCTCATCCGTTGGTTCTCCGTTGTAAAAGTTGATGAACTTTGATGCTGAGAACCCAGTCTTAGCATTTGTTAATGTATGCTTACTAACCTCGATGTCAGATTCAATGTAGTTAGCCGCAGCAACCCATGTAGGCAGTGCGTAAGGATATTTACCGCAACGATATTCTTTATAATAAAATATTGATGTTTCTCTGATGCCATCCGAGAACGCTGGGTAACACTTCTCAGGCTTGATTAAGTTGTTTTCCCACTTCTTTTTGTAATAGAATTGCGTATTGTTTTCGTTTGTTCTTATCTTATCGTATGCGATGTGATAGTAATTGTAGCCACCAATTAACTTTGGTATTACTTGAAAATAACAACCTCCAAAGTTTTCAATGTCTAAACAAGCCATCTTCATCAACTCATCCCATGATTGCTTCTCGTTTGCTTTCTTCAAAAATAGTTTACCTATCTCATCTTCAGAAGTCAATCCATTGCCTAGAATGTAAACACACTTACCATTTACGATTGCGTTATGCTTTGCAGATTTGTTATATAGGAATAAAAGATAATCAGGATAATTATTAGTTGGTCCAAATGGTATGTAATCATAACCACGTTTTTCTTCCATTAATGGAATGCGTGAATCTGCAAATTCTTGTGAAGAAACTTGCATGATATCACCTTGCCCAATATCTTTAACCTCCGTAACCTTTGTAAGTCGTTGTTGGCGCATAACCTTGTTTAATTAAATTTGTTGCAGGTAGTAGTAACATCTTACCACATTCAACCATGTTTAACCCAGTAGGATCTAAATTGCTTGAACTTGCCTGCTCATATACTTCATAACTGAATTGCCCTGCTTGCGCAGTTGCAAAAAGTGTAATTGTGTTAAAACTAAATTCGTTAAATCTATCCTTATACGCAGACGCATCAGATGTTGAATTAACTTTTATTTTGTACTGGACCTTAGTTGATACATTAGTAAACACGAATAAATAATACGGATTCGTTAACGTTGTTGATTCCGTTAGCGTTACAATAGTATCAGATTGATTATTTATTGTGTATAAAAGCATTCTAATATATTATAGCAGAAATCGTTGTTTTGTTTCAATTAAAAAAAAATACCCTCCAATATTAGAGGGTACCACTATAAATCTAAGGTAGCAGGAAAGTTTAAGTTAACAATGTCGCAAGAGTAGCAGCGTTCACTTCGTAAGCTAAAGTCTTTTCATCACCTTCAAAAACTAACTCATATCCGTTACGATCAGCAAGTAATTTACCAGTCTTTGCAGCAGCAGTTGTTAAGGTCAAACCATAGTCTGAACCATACATCCAGTTTGTTCCGTTCTCATCAACATAAACAAATATCAATCTGTTTTGTGCAAGTAAGAATAACTCGTTACGTACTGCAACAGTCATCTTGTTAATTGGGAATTTAATCGTTTGTTTATTAGACAAAGTTCCCATTTCCCTTGATGCAGTTAGTGCTTCATCTGATTCGGCAGTATGAGCAATAAGGTTATATTTCTTGAATGTTTTTGTCGATGCTTTAGTTATTGCAGTAACAACACCAGCAGTCTGCGCAAATGATGTTACGTTCTCAAATTCGATAAGGTATATTTCCTTTACACCCCCATAACTGAGTCGACAGTCTAAATTGTATCCCTGGCTCAAAGCACATGGCATGGCTATATATTTAAATTTTTTATAATATGTTCCACACTGATAATCAATAAAGTAAGAGCAGGAATTACCCTGCTCTCATTATTTTTAACCGATGTAAAGAACGTTGTTTGACTGGCGAGCAACGTGTGCAGCAATGGTAAAGATGTTCTTAACAAACATATCTTCACGGTTGTTAGCAATCTTGTTTATCTCCATTCTATTGATGTCGCTTAGCAAATCAGTTGCCCAAATCAAATTTGAAGGCAAAGCAGCTATAACAACATTTGCAGACAATGGAACAAACTTTATTTCAACTCCGTTGTAGAAATACTTGTCAGCCTTGATATCAACTGCGAACAAATCACGATAAGTTGCACTTACGTTGAATATGTTGATAAACTGCTTGTGAGAATAAGGTGCGTAGATGTAAGGCTTCTCTACTTGTGCAAGAACTACGGCAGGAATTGCAGCGTAAACTTTTCCGTACTCAGTAGCGATATTTGTCGCATCGATAGTAGTTCCAGCAACCTTAACACGAGTTCCAAGTGCGCCATTGTTGTAAATCATTTTAGCAATAACACCATCTATTTGACCAGCAGTTTGAGCCGCTGCCCATGTTTGTTCTGCAGCACCTACTGAACCTTGACCAGTTCCAGGAGTTAAAGCAGCAATCGCAGTTTTGGTTGCAGATGTTTCGCCAGTCCAAAACTTGATTTCAGAATCCAAAGAAATTTCTTTACCATAAGCAGCCATAACAGTTCTTTCAAACTCAGATGACATGATTTCCCATGCACCTGGTCTCATTGAACGCTTGAACCTAGAAGGTCTCAAAGTGTTTGGATCAAACTCTTGATAGTACATTACCTTAACTGGAGTTACTGAAGTATCAGTGATTGTGAAAGTACCTGATGAACTTGGTGCGCCTGATGCAAACGCTTGCATAGCAACAGTGTTCGTGTTCTCAGTAAAAATACTTTCGTTTTTAACATCAGTTTCAAAAGAAACTAGATTATCGTTAATTGTGTTGTTCTCAAACAACAATTCCGTGAGAACTTCAGAATAGGCTTTACCCCTTATGTCTGTAATAGTAGCACTTATTGCCATGATTGCTTAATTTTTATTTTTATTTAATTGTTTAGCCTCTTTTACTTCTTCAACATCATCAGGATATTTGACTTTCAAATATTCTAAAGATGATTGAGATAATTTACTTTCTGATGTTAGTGGTTCAGCATCCTTTGAATGCCCAAATGGAAACAACTCAACACCTTCTTTTATTTTTAACATAGATATTAGTTTGACCTTTGCGCTCTGAACTTCTCTAGTGCAGACATTTCATCAAATGACTTTACTTTCTCTCTTGGTTGCTCGATGCTATTGTTAGCAATAGTTTCAACAAGTGCAAACATTTGCTTCAATGATTCGCTTTGCTTAGAAATCAACTTAGCTTGTGCATCAATAGTTTTCTTCAAATCCACTATGTCTTGGTTAACTGCTGACATCATTACTGGTAACTTCTTTAGTTCTTCAGGAACTTCAGCAACAACTTCTTCTTTTTCAATCTCATCAATCAAGCCACTCATAACGTGAATCTTAGTACCATCTTCAAGCAAATGATATCCATCAGGTGCAGGTTCTCCGTTTAAATTAACTTGTCCACCAATTTCAACCTTATCAATGCTTACAACAGTACCATCCTTTAATTTATAATCTGCAAATACTTGACCGCTACCTTCAGGAGTTGGTACTGGTGCAGGTGCTTGAACTGGCATTTCACCGAATAACATATTTTTTATTTTCTCGATTGCTTCTTTGCTTGACATATTATTGCTTTATTGTTTATAGTTAAAATTGTTAGTTTGTTTCACTTAAAATTGAAATTATTTCAGCCATCTGCTCATCGTACTTATCCTTATTCTTCATTCCGAAGTTTCCCTCAACTGAGAAACCTTTTACTTTACCTTCTTTAATCAACTGCCAAGCCTCAGGATTATCAACATACATTGAACCGAATAAAGAACCATCTGCCAAATCTTCAAAGCCTTTCATTGGCATAATACCACGTTCTTTGTCGCTTTGGAATATCTCGAATAATGTAACACCTTGCAACTGCATATCTGCACTGTGCATTAAGTTTACATTGTTTTGGAATCCTTTCTTAGCTAATTTTATAGCAATTTTCTTGATGGTAGCAGGACTAAAGAATACTTCGTACTCTCCGCGCTCCTCATCATAACGTTTAATTCTTTGATTTGCTACCATTAATGGACCGCTGATGATCCGTTGTTCTTCGCTTTGAATTGCAAATGCTTTGCGTTCAATTTGATTTATTTTAGATTCTGCCCAACTCAAAGCAGACTTACCACCCCAAGCATCGTACATCAACTTACCGCAACCATCACCATAGCCTTTTGAAGATTCCAAATCTATTGCATGCCTTGACAAATAAGAATACATGCGCTTTATAGTATCTAAACTGATGGGTTCGCTCTTAGCTAATTGATTAGCGCGAATTTTCCCGACCTCAGTTCCGCATGATCCCCATCCGTTTTCCTCTGCGTATTTTAACGCTGCCTTAGCATTGTTCTTAACTGCATCAGGATAATCTGAGTAGGACTCCTCTGCGAAGTGTTCATCCCATAAAGAGTTACAAATTGCAACCGCTTGCTCAGTTTCTTTACCTTCGTTAATTACGTAAGATATGCAGCGAGGTAAAAACTCTGTTTTGTGTTCTCCTTTACTTGGGTTGATAAACTCCTCACCAAACTTCATAAAGTCTTTTTGGATTGCTGGCTTGTCAACCAATGCGATGAAGTCAACCATTAAGTCTGATTCATCCGATTCATCAATTAACATTTCGTAAACTGGTACTTTAACTTTCATATTATTTTTTTTTATCCGAGCCTTGCTGCTCTTTGTAATCTAAATTGTCTTTCACTTGTGTTAGTTATGTCTGCTTCAAGAACATACGCTCTATTGATTCCGCCTGCTGCTGCGTTGCCGATGCCTTGAATACTGGCAGTATTTAATTGCGTACCTATCTGTATTGGGCTTATAGGTGCGCCTGCGCTAAGTGATGGAGTTGCACCATCCCCGACATTGCCACCACCTTTGGCAGATGGAATCTTGGTACTGATAATCTTCTTAACATTTAACAATCCTGCTGCAATCGTTGCTGCTGCCGCAATAGGTCCAAAGATACCACCTTGTGCGATTGCCTTACTTGCACCTTCATAAGTATTTACAACCGCAGTTGCAACCGCGATAGACTTCCCAGCAACCGAGTTCTTATCAACCAATCCACTCAATGTATCAAGTGTACCCATCGCAAGGTCTTTCTCTGCTTCTATTTGAGCCTTCTTAGCGTTGCTTAGTGCTAAATCAGATTGAGCGATAGCATTG